GAGGTTGCTAAGTACGTCGCCAAATATAATAGATTGCCTACACAGGAATCTTTTAAAATCGAGGTAGACCAGTCTGATAAATTTAATGACGAACAATATCAACATGCTGTAGAGATTATTCCAAACATATTTGCAGTAGAAGCTATTGATGATAAATGGCTCTTTGATACTACCGAGAAGTGGTGTCAGGATCGTGCTGTGTACAATGCCATTATGGAGAGTATAAGTATTATCGACGGCAAACATAGTACGCTAACTAAAAACTCTTTACCTGATATACTTACAAAGGCACTGGCTGTTTCTTTTGATACGAATATTGGCCATGACTATATCGAGAACGTGTCTGAGCGATACGACTTCTATCATGAACAAGAAGAAAGAATTCCTTTTGACCTTGAGTTCTTTAATAAGATTACAAAGGGTGGATTACCTAATAAGACCCTTAACATCGCGCTCGCGGGTACGGGCGTGGGTAAATCCCTTTTTATGTGTCACGTCAGTGCAGCGGCTTTAAACGATGGTAAGAACGTTTTATATATTACAATGGAAATGAGCGAAGAGCGGATCGCGGAACGTATCGATGCAAATCTTTTGGATGTACCTATTGACCAGCTGGAAACGCTATCTAAGGATATGCTAGTCAATAAAGTTTCACAGATTGCTGCCAAGACTAATGGTAAATTAATTATAAAGGAATACCCAACAGGTCAGGCCCACACCAATCATTTTCGTGCTTTGCTTAATGAGCTAAAGCTAAAAAAGAACTTTATACCTGATATTATTTTCATAGACTATTTAAATATATGTGCATCCGCACGTATGAAAGGGATGGGAGGATCTATTAATTCTTACTCATATATTAAAGCTATTGCCGAAGAGATCCGAGGCCTTGCAGTCGAGTTCAACGTTCCGATTATCTCTGCAACGCAGACGACGCGTTCGGGTTATTCTAACTCGGATGTTGGGCTTGAAGATACGTCCGAATCTTTTGGATTACCCGCAACGGCGGACTTAATGTTTGCCCTAATATCAAATGATGAGCTTTCTAAAGATAATCAGATTATGGTAAAACAATTAAAGAATAGATATAATGATCCGAACGTTAATAAGAGATTCTTAGTTGGTGTGGATCGATCTAAAATGCGGTTATTCGATTCAGAAGGATCCAGTGACTTAGTGGACGATACACCTACATTTGATAAAACAGAAATGAATGAACGATTTAAGGAGTTTAAATTATAATGGCTAGATCATCGATGAAAACATCTGGATTTGGAGTAACGCCTCTAGAAAAGATGTTAAATAAACAACGAGCATTAGATAAAGGCAAGACCGTAGTCTATACTATCGCCAATCCAAATAAGGAACAAACTAATAAGCCATTTATTAAGGTAAAGGTTTCTCCACAATCTCGATACAAAAAATTGAAAGAGGTATCATAAGTATATGCATGCAAAGCTTATCTCCTATAGCCAACCCGGCAGTCGTATCCACTCAGGAGAACTTGGTGTCGCGGGACTTGATAACATCCAAGACCTCGTCGCGTATTGTGCCCGTGTCTCCAACCCGTCGAACCAGGCTAACACCAAAACAACGACAAAGCTACTTAACTACCTCATTAAGCACAAACACTGGTCGCCATTTGAAATGGCATCAGCCTGTATTGAAGTCGAAACAACCAGAGACATCGCAAGACAGCTCCTCCGGCACAGATCGTTTTCATTTCAAGAGTTTTCTCAGCGGTATGCTGATATTCGCGATCTTGATGACTCTGTTGTAATTCGTAAGGCTCGGTTGCAAGATCCTAAAAACCGTCAGAATAGTGTCATGACAGATGATATTAACTTACACCAATCATGGGAGACACATCAGCGTCTAGTTTGGAACGCTGCCATGAAAGCATACAATTGGGCAATTGAAAATGGAATCGCAAAAGAACAAGCAAGGGTCGTTCTTCCGGAAGGCAATACACCTAGTCGGCTCTATGTTAATGGTACTATTCGCTCCTGGATACATTATGTCGAGCTACGTTCGGCAAATGGAACTCAGAAAGAACATATGGAATTGGCGCGGGAGATAGCCCTAGCCATATCTAAAATCTACCCAGACATGGTAAATTTCATAGAGGAGATCTAAAATGGGAAAGCATTTATCTACATTTTACAAAGATGATGAATCAGAATACTGTGAAATACACGTGGACTATAAAGAGGAATACTTTTATCTTAAATATTATAAAAAGGATTCCGCTAAGTGGTTTCACACAGAAGAATTCAAAGGTAAGGCTTTAAGATATGTAGAGGATGCAGCTGAGAACTGGGCACTGGGGATTAAAAAAATCGACCCCCAGTATGATGGAACGCTACTTTAGTGTTTACAATGTTAGATAATTCTATTATAATGTGTTATATGAAATTAAGAAAGGTAATCCATGTCAGAAAATTGGGTAGCAGATATTAACAAAATGCACGATAAGTTCGGCGTGCACGAGTGGTTTGAAAAGAATAAACACGATAAAGAACTAATGCAGACTTATCTCCGCTTCCGCCTTAATATGGTAGAGGAAGAGCTGGATGAAACCCGTGAGGCTATTGATAACAAAGACCCTGAAGAGATCGTAGATGGTCTAATCGATCTATGCGTCTTTGCTATTGGTACACTGGACGTATTCGGTGTAGACGCATGGAAGGCTTGGAACGAGATCTATTCCGCTAATATGGCTAAAGATGTAGGTGTAAAGCCTGGACGTCCGAACCCATTCGGATTACCGGATCTAATTAAGCCTGATGGTTGGGTTGGTCCAAGTCACTCTGGTAATCACGGTGATGTGCCACTAGCTGTTGGAGATTAATATGAAAGAGTCATTGAAAATATTACAGCGTGCTGCAGAGATCCAGAACCAAAAAGGTAACGATTACCAGAATCCAAAGTCACGTGTTCGGCAAGCTATGTACTATCCACGTGGATGTGCTACTATCCTGGACATTATGACTGGCAAGATGCTTCGCCTGCAGTCTGTTATGGAGTCTATGGAATTAGATCCTGATTATGAACCAAACTTCGAGTCATTAGAAGATTCTATCGTCGACCTTATTAACTATGCTTCCTTCTTTGGTGCATATATGAAAGGTGGTATCGATGGTCAAGATCCTAGACACGACTTCTTAAACCGTCCTCTTAAAATGCCAGGTGATAACAGCGAATGAAAATACTATTAACTGGCGCTGCAGGATGCGTAGGGTCACATCTCTTGCCTTTCCTTCAAGATCGGAAAGCCCGAGTCACTTGTTTTGCAGGTGATATTAGAGAATGGCAAGAGTGGAGTAGATACCTAGGCACTAAGTGGGATTACTTGATCCATTTAGCAGCTATCCCAGGTGTTCGAAGATCTTTCGAAGAACCGGAATTTTATTATGATAATAATGTCAATGGTACGCATAATGCCTTAACATTTGGACGAATGGCTTGCGAAAGAGTATTATATGCATCATCGTCGAATGCCTACGAATGGTGGGGTAATCCATACGCTGCAACCAAAAAAATGTGTGAGGAAATTGCCAGAGTGGATGGTCGTAGGTTCAAAGGTATGCGGTTCCACACAGTCTGGCCCGGCCGCGATGATATGCTTTATAAAAAGTTAGAACGCGGCGAGGTTAGTTATATCAACGCAAACCACCACCGCGATTGGATACACGTTGATGATCTCTGCGAAGCTATATGGACTATTATGTCTAACTTCAATGACATCCGTGAGAGGGTCTTAGATATTGGTACCGGACAGGCTTTTAATGTTTTAGAAATGGCGGAAAAAAGGTTCCAATGGGAAGGCGAGATCCGAACAGAAAACCCCAAAGGCGAACGAATAAAAACTAGAGCTAATGTACAGTATTTGTACGATCTAGGCTGGACCCCGAAAAATAATATTATTTAATTTTTTTCAGATAAAATGAAAAAAGGGGGTTTACAACCCCCTAAAAATAGTGTAGTATTCTCATGAATATAAGGCTAAATAACCATGAAACGTAAAATAATAAACACAGCGAGCGGGTTAATTACCATGGGAATAGCAGCAGGATTATTTGCGGCAGCATTATCACTTCGACCGGAAGTAGATCCGGAACAACATAAATGCATGGCACTAAATATTTACCATGAAGCACGTGGTGAAGTTTCAGAGGGCCAAATAGCAGTAGCACAAGTTACTATTAACCGAGTTAAAGATCAACGTTGGCCAGATACTATTTGCGGTGTGGTATATCAGGATAAACAATTCAGTTGGACCCACATGATTAAGGATCATACCCCAACTGATGAAAAGGCTTGGGAAAAGGCCCAAGTTATAGCACGGGACGTTATGATAGGAAATGTTGAGGATCCATCGTTTGGTGCAAATCATTACCATGCTAATTGGGTTAATCCAGCTTGGTCGAAAGAAATGAAACTGGTTCGAGTAATAGGTTCGCACCTATTCTATGAGTAAGGATTTATATGTTACACCATGCATTCAGATATGTAAGATTGGTCAGAATAGAAAATGCATCGGGTGTGGTAGAACGATAGATGAGATAACAGAATGGATTTCATACGACCATGAAAAACGTATGGAAATAATGAGGAGACTTGGATATGGCAAAAGAAAAAAACGTAGTCACAATCGATACATCAACCTTGGCAATTGACACATCAGATTTCGAGGATTATAAGGATTGGCCCAAAGAGGGTTATGAAGAACACGAATATACGTTTACTCTCGTTCCAAATATTGATTACAAATTCAATGAAGCAGAACTAATCAAAGAATTTAAGGAATACGTCGATAGCACATATGGTCAGCACTATGCAAAAGAAAAGTTTCAGGCTACTGAATTCATTGTTGATGGTGGACATGGCACGGGTTTCTGTATTGGCAATGTCCTCAAGTACGCACAGCGATATGGAAAAAAAGGTACCGCTGACGATGCTCGAAAAGACTTAATGAAGGTATTACACTATGCCCTCATCCAGCTCTACGTACACGATAAAGAGTTATAAGAATATAACCATAGCATATGACGAGAATTGGAAAGTGATAATTATGTCACGAAGTAAAAATATAGTTTTACGGTATTTACAATCTCTCGGATATGTGATTAAATAAAGAAGTAGACGTTATAAAGGTTATATGGACCTGGGGGCGGTACCCAGCAGCTCCACCAAAAACACACTTCGCCTATCTGCACAATAGGTGTGGTGCAGCACACAACCCTTAGTCGGGCCAAGAAGGTGTGTTTTTGATGGGGCTGAAATAGGATCGACATGTAGTCCAGTTTACAAAACACAAATGCAAACGATAATTTTGCACCATCTGGATTTGCTCTAGCAGCATAATCACAGGGGGCGGCCACTGCCTAGCAACAGAAGTGTGGCGAATAACAAATAAAGGAATAACAATTATGGAAATTCTAAACAAAGTAAAAACATGGGCAGGAGCATTAGCAGAAGTCGGTATTAGTATCGCAGCTCTTATGATTGTACTAGAAGTCTTAGGACTTGGTGCAATTCCGTTTCTCCCAACAGCTAGCGTAATTACTAATGTTAGCGGGATCATCGCGATGTTAGGCGCTCAGGGACTAGTTGGTTTGATCGCAGTTTGGGTTCTATATGAGATTTGGAACAAAAAGTAATAATAGGAAATAATAATGAAAAAGTTACTTATCACATCCGCAATCGCTACATCGTTCGCCGGCGTAGCATTTGCTGAAGACACAACGGCCAGTGCAGGGCCAACTATTTCTGGCGAAGTCGGTATAACTTTAGCAGAAACTGCAGCCGGCGACATGGCCGGATCTATGGGTCTAGACCTTGGCATCGATGCTGCAGGTTTGGCTAACATAGACCTAGACTTTAGTGCAACAGATGGCAATGCCGTTGTACTAGATAACTGGACCGTAGGCACATCAGTTGCTGGTATCGGTCTTTCTATTGGTGACGACAACGGGCTTATGCCCGATGCAGAAGGAAACCAGACACTGGCTAAACCTGCCATGGCAGAGTCAGTGAAAGTGGAAGTAGCTGGTGCATCAGTAGCGGTAGGATTTACTGATTGGGGTACCGATCTGACAGATCTTAGCAATTTGCAAGGTTCTTACACACTCGGTGTAATGGGCATGGATGTTACTGCAGCTCTGGACTACAACTTTGATACCGAAAACACTGTACTTGGTGCAGGTGTTAGCGGGTTCGAAGCAGCTGGTTTAGGAGTTGGTGGTGCACTTTCATATGATATTGATGCAGAGAAACTTGGCTTCGAAACAACTGCGTCAATTATGGGTGCAACAGCTTACTTGAATGGTGATACTGATGAAACACTACAAAACATAGGTGGTGAATATGTTTATAATCTTGGCGGAGCAGAAGTAAGCGCTGGCGCCAATTATAATTTTGATGCAGAAGAATTTAAGCCCAGCGTAGGTCTTACATTCTCCTTCTAATATTATCATAAATATTATTATCGGGTTGTCACGTAATAGA